GTTCAGACTGGGTTATCGTCCCGTTACTGTTAGCAGTAAGGGAATTAGTGAACCCATTAAGATCCGATGTCAATGATCCAAGAGAATCTAGTAGTGATGTCATGAAGTGACCTTGAAGTCAGTTACTTGTAATACAACTTCCTGCGTTAGAGTTGCGAGTTGCCCATCCAGTCCTCCGAGTTGAGGCGGGGTGTAGGATAGGCCCTGAGCAGTGTATCGAATATTATCGATAGCGCCCTTAACCTGATTGAGATAGATCTCATACGGTGACATTACAACAAACCGGGGTGTAATGTATGAACTTGTCGATTTGGTTACAATAGGCATGCTTGTATTTTACCTTTATCTCTGTGGAGACCCTGCTGGCCTCTGGTTGTTGTCACTAGTTGTTTTTGGTCCTGCCCAAGGCAAGAAACTCCAAGTGTTTCCACCGGATCCTGAATTTTGACTTCTCTCTGCTGCGTCACTAAGTTTATCAGCTGCGCTGTCAAGCTTGTCGACTGCTGAACTGAACTTGTCATTGTTCTTCTTAACATCGTTATTGTTAATGATCGCTTGCGTAGTTGCATAATCGAAGCGGCCAGACTTAACAAGATCGTACTGCTTCGAGTCATTCACTGCCTCAACGTCAAGTTGTTGCTGATACCCTGCAACCTTTGACAGATCAAGATCCTGAGCGCCTTTAAGACCACCATTAACGAATTTGCCGTCATTGTGAAGGCCGAGCTGGCTAGCTACGATTTCTTGCATTGTTGTTTCGTCGCCTGCTTTCATTGCATCCGTGAAACGCTTTCTCTCTTTTGCGTCAAGAATACGCTCCGGATGCTTCTTGAAGTCATCAACATTAAAGCTCTGGTTGTATGACAACGCTCCGATTTGCGCAAGACCATTTTGCACTGCGTTTTTATATGAGTGGATAATGTAGTCTGATGCATCCTTCCCTGTACGATTCCCTACGAGAGTGCTAAGTTCTTTGTAATTTCCGTTTTTAAGAAGATCATCAATGTCAGTCGTCGTAGCACCGGCATTGATGCGGTTAGCAAGGTCTGAAGCCTGACCGATAGCATTGATCGAGTCAAGGAAACCAAGACTTGCTGTCTTGTCGTGAATTCCAAGAGTCTGATTCAATTGTCCCTGGATTCCACCGGGATCTCCTGAAGAAGTAGTCTGGTAATTACCGAAATTCATCGTGTCGCTGATGAATGTGTCGAAGTTGCCACGAGCAGCATCTGATCTTCCCGCGCCTGTAAGCATAGGAGCCATATCCGCCATTTCAGGGTTTTTCAGCAAGTTGCTTAACGCTCTTGCCTTTTCTTCCTTTGATGTTGCATTGATGAATGCGCGGGCATCATCCGCAGCCTTACCGTTACCTTGTGCAATCTGATTGATACGATTTATAGCTTTTGCTGTATCGGGAACACGCATCATTCCGGAATGCAAAAAGCTTGCACCCATTCTTCCAAGATCACTTAAAAGTCTTCCACCTCTGTAATAACCATCTTTAGTAGTGTTACCACCTCGTAGAAGATTAAGAGTCTGTCCTTTTGTTGGAGTACCTTGACCAGTGACAGCATTATTGATGAACTTGTTCATATCCTGGACGCTGTATCCTTCTGACAGGGAAGAACCGTACTGGATACGATCCATTCCACCTTGTACAGCATCTCCAAACATACCTTGGAAATCAGTGAAAGGCTCAACCGCACCTTGGGCAATATTATCTTTCAAGTTGTTCCATACGTTTCTAACACCGCGCATAGTAGAGCCAAAACGACCTCCATAGAGATAGTTCTGTGAAACGTATTCCCGCACCATTTTCTGGGCTTGAGCGTTTCGGGCCTTGGTTCCCTGCATGTACGTAGGCATGTCAGTCTCAGCTGTTCTTTGGGCGATAAATGCTGCTGCCTGGTCCTCAGTCATACCCATCATATTGACAAGCACTGGCATCATCTGCGAAGCATCGTACTGACCACTTGCGTTCTTTGGAACGGCCATTGAATCAAGAATAGCCGCAACCTGATTTTCAGTCGATAAGGAGCCTTGTTCGTCAAGCTGACGACCTCCAAGCATACGACTGTGGAGCATCATACGACCGTATGCGCCCATAGGATCGCGTGAAAAGTCTGAGCCGAACTGGGAAACTACGTCTGTTACACGCATACCTGGCCCAGTCCCTGCGCTTCCGCCACGTCCATTTAGATATTGATTGTACAAAGCCATTTTGTTGAACAGAGTCTGTGTAGCATTAATCTGTCCAGTTAAAGAAGCCTGTGTTGCACCCTCAGTTCCGCCAAAGCGAGCAATCTGGGAGTTATTAAGTAAACCGTTTCTACGAGCAACGTCAAACGAACCTATAATGTTCGATGCGGCTATTTGTCCAAGATACGGAGTCATGCCGTTGGCCTGATACAGGTATTGTCCCTGCGCACCAACGGTGTTCATAATGTTTTGTACACTTCTTCCGGCCACTGCTGCGTTTTGACCAAGGGTCATAAGAGCCTGGCTTGCCTGACTGTTAGGGCCGACGATAGAAGCACCGGCTTGGTGTAGCTGTGCAAGTTGCTGGATTGCATTCTTGATAGAAGGATCCCCTGCAATAGCCATGACGAGTTTGATTTGCTCAGCTACGTCTTTAACGCGTTGAGAGATTTGTCTTGCCTTGGCATCATCCAATAGGCCTGCACGAGCACTATAGTCAGCAATGTTTGAATATTCACCTGAGGAGAACGTAAAGTCCTGATTTCCTTGGCGAGTAATCTGCTGACCTATTCTCGTTGATTCGAGATAGCCAAGCCCTTGGCCTGTTACACGATTACCAGTAGCATCATCGAACGTTACGCCTGCAAAATTATCACGTAAGTCTCTTGCTGTTCTACGAGTATTGATATACGGATCAAACACCGTAGCCTGGGCGAATTCCATCGCTGCCTGACCTGCAATAAGCGGAGCAGCAAGGTATCCAGCCATGCCGAAAGCGCCTGGAACAGCCATGCCTGCTATGCGACCACCACCGAGCGCACCTCTAACCCCTGCAGCCATCCAGTTAGGCATGAACCTGCCCATACCGGCGGCGAAGCCCCCTGCGAAGCCTCGTCCTACAGCATTGCCTGCAGCCATGCCTGGTCGGGCCAACGCTCTAAATGCAAGACCGAAACCTACCGCAGGAGCTACCACACGTTGTCCAGCCCAGACTACAGAGTCAAACGGACGTGAAGAAATGCCTTCGATTGACTGTCTGTTATTGTCAATAGGATTTCCGTAGCGAGGATCTCCTATAGCCGGGTTCATGATATTGTTTATACCGGCGAAGAAACCCACTCGACCGTATTGATTGTACGGTTGAGGACCTGCATACTGTGGACGATAACCAGCGTCATAGCTTGGTGTAAGCAGATTAGGGTCCATTCCAAAGCCAGGATTCATATTCGCTGGATTCATTGGATTGGCAAATGAATTGCCATACAGGTCTGCTTGTGAACGATAAATATCGTTATTGCCTAGGCCGAAGAAGTTCATGGTTATATTTTAAAAAGAAAAAGCCGCTTTTTATGGCGGCTTCGAGTTTATTCCTTGAGTATCTCAAGGCCTGTGGCTTTAAAGCCCTCTTTGGTTTTTTCGAGTCTTGGTCTGAGATGTTTGACAACTGTTTCGTAATATTCAAGCATCTGAATTTCTTTTTCTGTATGTTCAGGTATTTCAACGTTGAACTGCAGAGCAAGAAAGTTGGACCATATACCTTTAACTTTGTCATGCCAATCTCTGGCTTTGGCTGAATCATTAAATGATGGCGTAGTCATTGTCATCATCATGATCATCTTCATTTTCTCGGCTTCCAGTTGATTATCTTTGGTTAGATATTCCCTGTAAACCCTGTCTTGTAAAGATCCAAGCTTTGGTACTTTAACCCCGGAGAGATGCAGTTTCATTCTCTGCATCGCCCAAGGGTTTTTTAAAAATTTTCTTCTACTTCCTTACACGCTTCTGAAACTTTATTGTCGAATTCATACAGAGCTTCGACTAGCATACCGATAACAGGTCCAGGAAGTTTCTTGACAAACGCTGCACGTTCTTCATTTTTCATCACGCCAAGATTTCTACCTTGGTACCCGATAAGTGCATATTGCAGATTCAGAAGAAGACGGCTCTCGTTCAGTGTTGCCACGAGATTATAGTGAGTAGTGTCAAGCAAGCGTGAAATATCAGAGATCTCTTCCGCCGTTCTTGTACGGAAATGAACCTTTAATTTACCTTTAATTGTCATTTCTTCAGTGTATTCCCCTGTGAAGATAATCTCATCAAAGATACGCAGTAGCTCGTCTTTATCGTATTCTTTCTTTTCTGGCTCGTTGTCGTCTTTTTTTTCTGACGCTGTTTCTTCAACTACAGGCTTCTCAACCTCAACTTCACCTTTAGCGGGACGACCACGCTTAGGCTTTTCAAATTCAAAATCTCCGCTCATTTCTTACCTTTAAAAATCAAATATATCATTCTGATCGCTCTTGACTTCATCAACGTATGTGAAATCACCCTTCAGAATCATATGTGCTATATTAGCAAAATTTGCACTATGAAACCAGTCATCGCATAAATCTTCGTCCTTACGATAAAGACGTCGACCATTCAATGATTCTTCTTCGTAGATGTTAAGTGCATCCTGCCAGAATTCAGACATGATATCCCACGCAGGAGTCTCGATCTTTGTCTTGCCGATCTTGGCCTTAAGGATCATCGTGTCCATACTTGTAGTTCTATCTGCTGAAAAGAACTCACCTTCTTTGTCCCAACGAAGAGGGGCTTTGGCAGCAACGTATTGTACAGGATTAACTCTGTCGTGTCCAAGTGCATTTCGCATAAGTTCAACCTGTAGCTGACCTACGCCACGATCCGATCCAATCATTGTGCACTGGTACTGCCTGTAAAGCTGGATTACTCTTTTTACCTGATCCAGAATATCAATACCATTAAGGCGTTGTGCATATAACAAATATGCCTTGCCGTTCCAATCGTAACCAAGAACAGTAATAACTGTGTAAGAGTTTGAACCACCGCTTACAGACCAGTCCACGCCAAGTACAGTATGTAATATGTGACGATCATCCTTAGGGAATTCTTTGTCAAATTCTGTTCTGTTAGGATTACAACAGGCCATAACCTCTTTGAGCGATAGAGGTCTACCTGCGAGTCCACTCGGGCATCCAAATACTTCGTTTGCAAGTTTAGGAATGGAATAGGTCTTGGATTTAAGAATCAGCTCTTTCCATTTCTTAGGCTTGGTACGAGCCGGGAAGATAACCTGAGGTAAGTGAAAGCCTAGATGATCTTTCTCAGAAGGTTTTGCAGCTACCCACTTGCCTGTTTTCATATCAAGCAGGCCGCCGCAATATACACAGCCTGGGCCTTCTTTATTAAGAGTCAGGATTTTGTGACAAACATCGAAAT